ATCCTCGGTTACTATCTTAGCTTCCTGTATTTCTATAGTCTTGCTGATCCAATGAATGGGCGGAGCTACCTTTTCCCCATTGGAAGTAATGTCAATCTGTTGCTTCGGTAAGCCTAACCGATAAGCTAACCAAAGTTTCAAGGCCTGAGTATCACCCTCCTCACATTTTCGTAACAAGGCTAGCCAAATCTTTTCAGGGACTGCAATTGCATCCATTTGTTCGATTAGCTTGACTTCCTGTATTTTAGGCGGTCTTCCTGAGTTTGGTCGTGGTCCGCCCCTGTTTTCTTTTTTAGTTGTCATGCTAACTAATTTTGGTTTTTTTCGGTTAACCAAACCAAAGGTAGTTTAAAAAAAATATACTATATCAATTCAAATACTTTACAATTTACTTGCAATTAATTGCGGGAGTTTGTAATATTGGGTTCAAAATATCTATTTCAACCAAAAAACCCTAAAAAAATGACTAATTCAATCAAAATTTCCACAGGCCGACTCGGATATTTCCTAGAAATAAACGGCTATTCAATCAAAATTGATTCCAACGGGATTAAAGCCACAAAGCTAGTTTATAACCCTAATAATTGGAACGCTACAGAATTCGCTTCAATTGCTGCTTTGAGAAGCTTTTGGAATGCTTATAGACTTATCATTTTAAACGAAACCAAATAAAACCATGACAGACTTACTAATTATTGCCAGCGGAACTTTATTAATTTTTACCCTAACTTATTTGTTCACCCCTAAAACTCAGAAAGCATGATTTACGGCCCTTACACAAAAGAAATAGCCTGGTTTTTACATTCCGTTTATATTGATCCTTCAATAATCAAAAACAGGAACCACGAAAGCATTAAAAAACATATCGATTTTTACGCTCTTTATTTATGAAAAAAGCTACCAAAGTACTCGGACAAATTATTTATTTCATTATTGCCTTTTTGCCTATCTTTTTTCTAGGCTACCTTTTAGGCCTTAAATTACTTTAATCAACCCAACCCAAAACATTACACGAATATGAAAGCTCAAAATTTATTAGGTAACGGTAATACCAAGCTCCAAAAAACAGCCAAAGAGTTTGGCGTTCGAATATTTAATTTTTCAATACCCGCTGGCAATGATAAAAAAAGCGGGAAAATTACATGTCCTTTTGCGGGTTCTTGTTTGAAGCTATGCTATGCAAAACGCGGAATGTATCGTTTTGGTAATGTAGAAAGAGCCTTGACCAAGCGTTACGAGGCTAGCAAAGAAGAAAATTTTGTTCAAACAATTACGGACGAATTAGCAAAGGTTAAAAAGGATAAACAAATTTATATCCGTATACATGACTCAGGGGATTTCTACAGCCCTGCATACTTTGCAAAGTGGCTAGAAATAGCTAGGCTTAATCCGTCCGTCCGTTTTTATGCCTATACAAAGAGTCACAGCTTTATAAGAGGGATTGAGTTGCCAGAAAATTTCGACCTTATTTTTAGCCTTGGATCAACAAAGGACGAATTGATAGACCAAGAGAAAGAAAGGCATTCAAAGATTTTTTATTCAGCGGATGAAATGAAGGATAACGGATATTCGGATGCATCCTATCTAGATATTTTGGCCACAAAATGGCATACTGAAAATAACAGAATTGGTTTAATTATCCACTAAAATACAGCCTTAGAAATAGGGCTTTTTTATCAACTTAAAAAACTACAAAAATGGGAAAAATAATAATTTCAAAATTTAAAGGCTTTTGCCCTGAAACTGGAAAAATAATTCTAAAAGGCGATCCTATCTATTTTGACGGCAAGGCCTACAGCGAAGCGTCAAAAGTCTACAAAGAAAGCAAGGAAGCGGCCGAAACTTTGGCCCATATTCTAGCAAATGAGAACGCCTACTTTGATAATTTTTGCCTAAAAAATAACATCTGATAAAATGGTCGACCTATTCGAATATCCTGAAACTTGGCCCGTAAATCTACGGGCTTTGCTGTTTGCATACATTGCAAAGGAACAAACGTACGCTAACTTAATACAGCTTGAAATTGACTTATTTAAGATAGGTTATTCGATCCAATACGGATTGGATTGCGTTCCTTATAATTTGCACAAAATACAGCCTTAATTTCGGCCTATTTTAAGCCTATTTAAGACCTCCAAATTTTCAACCATGTAACACCACTCAAAAAAAAATATCGCCTTACTACGGCCTTAAAAATGCCATCCTTTGCCTTTGTAGGTAGCTAGGTAGGTGTGCCATGCAAGACTGCGAACGGGTACGAACGGGCACGGCCGACCCATAACCCCCCCCACTACTGTAAAACATGGCGGAAAACCCCCTAGTGTAAAACATGGCGGAAAAATAGGCCTAGTGTAAAACAGAACCAGTTCGAACCGGTTCAACCCCATAGTGGAAAACAAAACCAACCTGGGGTGTTAGTGGAAAACAAAACCATTTAGCCCAGGATATTACCCTTAGTGTAAAACAAAAATAAATTTTATAATTCACTTGCATTTAATGTGCAGCCTCTTGTACCTTAGCATCATTAATCACTTAAACACAAACACAATGTTAAAAGATCACCACTTTATTCTTGAGCAGTCAGGGTTTACCCTGGAGCTTGAATCCTTTCAAAACGAAGGCATTGTCCTAGACCTATTCTTTGGCAATGGTAAGTCCCTAACCCTAGAGTTGTACGATGACCTCAACGAGCGGTTTACTGACCACTATCGGGTTATCTGTGCCATCCTTGATCCTTTTATTGTTGAACAATTAGAAGCCAATGTAAGACAATGCTTTACGAAATGATGACTGCTACCGAGTACGGTGTACTACGGGGCTTTACCGAAAAATCTACGAGAGTTCACCAGATTATCCGCTCAGGTGTATGGCCTGAAGAATGGGTGTATCCGCCTAAGAGATTAGGCAATCAATGGGTTCTATTTGTATCAACTAACTGGATTAACAATGGTAGAGGAAAAAATTGAGCAATGGATACTAGAGAACTTTGGGGAAGTACCCCATAGTGAAAAAATAGAGATTCTTAAAACCTTCGAGATGTATTGGGATGAGATTAGTTACCGATACGCTGAAATGAAAACACTAGAAAAATATAAACACTTAAAACGATGAAAGAACTAATTCTAATTCAAAACGAGCTTAAAGCTCCCAAGAGCCAATTTAATGCATTTGGCAAATACAAGTATAGAAACTGCGAAGATATCCTAGAGGCTCTTAAGCCTTTGCTATTGAAGTATGAATGCACCTTGACTATGGAAGACGAGGTAAAAGAAGTTGGTGGTATTGTATTCATTGAAACTACTGTCTCCATACAGATAGATAAAGAAGGAAGAACGGAAGGCAGAGCAGTTACTGCCCAGGCAGGGATAGACATCAACCGCAAGGGTATGGATGTGGCTCAGAGTTTTGGTAGCTCCTCCTCGTATGCTCGAAAGTATGCACTTTCGGCTCTCCTGTTAATAGACGATACAAAAGACCCCGATTCGACCAACGATCATGGTGGTAAAAAAGAGGAGTTAACTCCATCTCATGTGAAGTGGCAAGGAGCAAAGGATTCTCTAGCCAATGGCAAGGTAACCTTAGAGCAAATTAAGTCGGTTTATATTCTTACAGCACAAAACGAAAAACTTCTATTATCATGAACTTTAAATGCAGAGCAAGTGCCCTTGGTCAATTGATGACTAACGCACGGAGTAAAACAGAATCATTGTCTCAGACAACTAAGAGCTACCTAGAGGATTGGTACAAAGAGCAGATTTACGGAGTAAAGAAGCAGATTAAGAGTAAGTACATTCAGAAGGGGTTGGCATTGGAGGATACGGCTATCGAGTTTTACTCGGTAGCTATGAATAAGGACTTTATGATTAAGAACCTTGACCACTTCGAGGATGATTTCTTTACGGGTACTCCCGATTGTTTTCACGATGGTATAGTCTATGACTTTAAAACCTCGTGGGACTGCTTTACTTTCCCTCTGTTTGACGATCAGCCTGACAGTGGGTACTTCTATCAACTTCAGGTTTATATGCACCTGACGGGCTTAAAAAAGGCTAAGTTGGTGTACACCCTCCAGGACACCCCTGAGTTCTTGACTTACGAGGAACCAGTAAGCTACTCCCATGTGGAAGACAAGTACCGTATAAAGGAGTTTAACATCGAATATGACCCCCAGGTAATTGAGACGGCAAAGGCTAAGGTATTGGAGTGTAGAGAGTATTTAAACGGAATGGCGATATGAAAAAGCAGACAGCAGTAGAATGGTTGCATGAGCAACTAACCTCCACATGGTATGATGGAAAGTCTTCCAAGGAAGTATTAGAAATAGCTAAGTACAAGGAGAGAGATCAGATTGCAGAGGCACACAGAGAAGGTGCTTGGTTCTATGCAGTCAAGACCTATGAGAGCGGACAGAATTACTACGAAGAAACCTACGGAAAGAAATGACACCTAAAGAAAAAGCAGATTATTTTATATCATGTTTTAAAAGATATGATTTCACAGAGGATGATTTTGAATTTGCAGTTGATGATGCAATATTTTGTGTAAATCAAATTATTAATGAGATAACTGAAATTGATTCTATATTGTCAGAAGGAGGGCTTTTGAATCAAAATTTAAAATATTGGTTAGAAGTTAAAAAAGAAATAGAAAATCTATGACATCACTTACCAAGGAACAGAAAGACGAGATAGTTAGGCTGTATAAACTTAAAGTAATGAATAAGAATATAGCTAATATTATGAATATTAGTAAGCATCTAGTAAATAATTATATATACAAGGAGTATCTGTTGACCAACGAGAGAGCCAAGAACACCTGCTCTCACCTGAAGTCTGCGGATCAGGTTCTAGAACTATATAAGAAAGGTCTACCATATAAAGAAATTATG